GCTCTTCGGATGAACTTCTGCATTCTCATAAAATTGCACATCATATAGTTCTTTGGGAATATCCCCCGAACTCTTAGATAAAACAACTCCTGGCAGAGTGCGCAATTGTTCAAATGCTATATCAAACTCACTCTTCAATAGCAATCCACTACAACCACGAGTCTCACCATTCTTTCCACCTAAATGAAATCCCCCAATAAGAGGACCTTTAGTCTCTGTGATCAATGGTGCAATACACAAGCCCTCAAAAGTTTCAAACTTAAGGTTATATTTAGCACCGAAAAAATTCGCAGCATGTGTCATAACTTCATCAACCTCCATGAACAATTTTGATCCCACACAAGAACCATCATTTTTCTTGTAAGTTAAGCGAGCTGGTACACTAGCAAATCTCGCAAGTGGAAAATATGCTGTCAAATCTTTCCAATCCCCTCCATTGGGGACCCAAACCACAGACAGATCAGTATTGGGAATATCAACACTGTTCTTACGATACAAAAAGCATTCAAAATTGCCCCCAATCTTACTAGGATCATGACGAACAAAACTTGCTTTAATATCATCTGCTTTCCACATATGCTGAGGAACTATGGCAACATTAGACTTTGGAAAAAAGGCATCACATTCAAACATACGAACTTTTCCCAAAGTCTTAACTTGAATTGTCATATGGCTCAAATTGGCGTTAACTAACTTCTCTAACTGATCTGGAGTAGTTGTCTTAGCTTCAGAGCTACATGGCATTTCAGATACCACAACTCCTGCCCAAGGATTAACTTCTGAATCTCTTTCAATGATTTCTGTATTAGAACTCGGAGCCAAATTGCCTTGTGGTGATGGCACAACTTTAAAAGCTTTCCAAATTTGTGCAATGGCATAACAACAGGCGATAACAGAGCAACAACCAGTTATCCACTTCACATGTTTATCACGATAAAGTTTAAAAATTTCTGGCATAGCTGCATTATCACTTGCCACCTCTTGATAAAGACGTTCCTTCTCATATTGAACCACTCCGGATATTCCGGTAAGTGGAAACGCTAGAAGTACCATCAAAAAAGGTGAAACACACACCATCAAAACAAAAATAAAAAACATCAAAAAGATATGATTCAAATATGCATTACGAATACGTTGACGAATTTCCTGTTCTCGTGTGAACCATACAATGTTCTTCATCCACTCTTCATTAATCCATTCAGCAGGAATATAATTTGTCCATACTACCCAAGGAGATGTTTCGAGCCAATCAAGTCTCTTCAAAAGCTTATCAACTGTCCACTCTTCAATCTCATTGGCCCAATAAGCAAATCTTGGACGTAATTTTCTCTCCCATGAGCGATACTTGGGATACATAGCACGTACAAGTTTCTCACCTAGTTGATTATCAAGAATCTCTAATTCTTCCTCTGCGTGATATCCTTCACACATAGTACAATAACCAGTTACACATCGATCATCAATTCTTGACAAATATGTGTGATTATCTCGACAACAAATACATACATCAGGTATAGGGTGTCGACATTCTGGACAAAGCTGCAATTTCCCAGCTAAATTATTACTATCATTAACGAATTTCTTCTGATTAGCATAAAATTTGGTAGAATCTTGTCCAATCCATCTAATCAATTCTGGTAAACCAATATCTTTCAAAGGCCGTCCATTCCATTGGACTATCTCCCATCCAACAGTAGCTGCTTTTCCTTTAACTCCGTTCGATATAGGAAAGGACTTTTCAACAGTAATATCCCAAAAATCAGGAATTAAAGGAGCGCCCTGCGGAAATGCAGCTTTTACCTTATCTTCATTCAACATGTCATGAACAGCATACTCTGGTTTTACTTTAACAGTAAGAGTAATGCGATCACGGCGTGTAATTGAAGCAGGTTCATTAGAATAAGTAGTAGCACATGTATCTTTAACATTCTTCGTACCAATAACGACCTTAGGTTCAACAGAAACCTTTCCTTTCATATCAGCTTCCGCCATGTTCGCATAAACACGTACATTATTGACTAACTGAATCATCAAAGAAGTTGGAGCACGTTCGACAAAATCTGCCTTCGTATTTCCAATATCATCAATTAACACTCCATTGGTAAATGACCTAAAATTTGACCAAAACTTATCCTGTTCATTCAACGTTACAATTCGATCATCTGCAGCACAGTAGCCGTTATGCAACAAAGTTGTTACCATTAAAACATTGGAAACAGTAGATTTTCCAACAGCTGTGCCGCCATAAACTCCTATCGAATATGGTGCTTCACGCAAACCACCTTGGACGCGAGTCTGACGAAATGTTGCCTGCCACAATCTAAGCGTATCAAGTTTCCTACGAAGAATATTCTTTTCTACAGGACCACGCGAAGTTGTAACAAGTACATTTGCTTTCTCAATACATTGCGCTAAAAGAGCTTCATA